CGGGGTACCGGAACCACACGTTCCCCGGCGGGAACTTTGGGAACTCCCGCGGGGTCCCCTCGATCCGCCAGGCCGTGAGGCTCCCGGCCTTCTTCCTGGCCTCCTGGACCTTCTTGAACCCCGGGACAAAGGCGTCTCCCAGGAGGTTCTCACAGGCTGTGAGAATGGTCCGCTGGGTGTACTGGTCGTCGGGCTCCACCCGGTCCAGCAGCCCGGCCCGCTCCAGTTCCTGCCGGCACACGGCGCAGACTGCGTCATTCTCCTGCTGCGCCCGCAGCTCGTCGTTTACCTCCAGTTCGATGAGATCCAGCAGCGCGTCCGGATCCCGGGCGAAGACCCCGGAGCCCGAGGCCCGGTCCATGGACCGCTTGGCCCCCTGGCTGCCCTTGGAGTGGTGATGGCAGTAGATCACGGCGCACCCCAGCTCGGTACAGACCTTGTCGAACTGATTGCAGAAGTTGGCCATCTGATCGGCGCTGTTCTCGTCCCCGGTGATGACCTTATAGATGGGGTCGATGACCACGGCAATGTAATCCTTCTTCATGGCCCGCCGGATGAGCCGTGGGGCCAGCTTGTCCATGGGCACGGACTTGCCCCGGAGGTTCCAGATGTCCAGGTTGTTCAGGTGCTCCGCCCGCCAGCCCAGGGCCTCGTAGACGTCCCGGAACCGGTGCAGGCAGCTGGCCCGGTCCAGCTCCAGATTGACATACAGCACCCGCCCCCGGGCGCAGGGAAAGCCCATCCAGGGCCGTCCCTCGGCCATGGCGATGCACAGCTCGATCAGGGCGTAAGACTTCCCCGCCTTGGAGGGCCCTGCCAGGAGCATCTTGTGTCCCTGCCGCAGCACCCCGTCGATGAGGGGCGGGGCCAGCTCGGGCAGGTCGTCCCAGACGGCGGCCATGCTCTCCGGGTCCGGCAGATCGTCGTTGACGCTCTCCACCCACTCCTTCCACTCCTCCCAGGACCCTTTCCCCAGATCCGTGGCGATGAGGTACTGGGGATTCCCGTTCCGCGTCACCCCGGGCATCCGGGAGAGCCTAGAGGGGTTGCGGTTGTTTTTGTCCACCGCCAGCCCGTTCTTCTGGCAGACGGTGTAGAGGTAGTCCACCCGCTTCCGGTACTCGTCGTAGGTGTCCGCGTCCACCCGGACGATGGCGTGGAGGGACTTCTTCCCCGAGTGGACCAGGCAGGCCACCGGCAGCTCCAGCTCCCGGATGATGGCGTACTGGTCCGCCAGATCCATGGCGTCGGACTCCACCAGGGCGAAACGGTAGCCCCGGACATTCTCGTTCATGCACCCCTGGCCGTCCAGGGGGTTAAAGCGGATCCAGGCCCCCACGGCGGGGTTATAATCCCCTAGCACCGCCCCCAGATCGCCGCCGCGCTTGTTCAGCTGGTCGATGATCTCTCCGGCGGTGTAGTTCCAGTGGCCCTTGGAAGGGAAGAACTTCCCGTCCCGCTCCCAGGACTCGGTGACATAGCCCACAATGTCCGTGGAGTCAAACAGAGTCTCCAGGTACTTCACCAGGTCCGCTGCCCCGTTCCAGTCCGCCGGCGGGCCGGGCAGCTCCTGCCGCTCCATCCAGTTCCGGTCCACCACCTTCACGTCGGTGTAGGAGATCACGTCGTCCCAGTCCAGGGCATGACCCGCCTGATCAGAGGACCGCCCCGCGGGGATCCAGCCGTTCTCCTTGGCCATCTGGGTGATGGTGGCCCCGGTGACGGGGGCGGCGCTGCCCCGGAACCCCGCCCACTTCTTCTCGCACTCGCCGGGATGGAACCGGCCGGGGTCCCGCCTCGACCAGTCCTCCCAGGCCTCCATGTCGTATCCCTCGTGCTGGAGGGCCATGCCCACGCTCACCCAGTCCTGATAGGACAGCCGGGCGGGGTCGATGTACTCCAGCAGGGGGATCAGATCAAATTCATGCTCCATATCGGCGTCCTCTCTCGTCAAAGGTTAAAAGACAGCTGGGCCGGGAGCTCCGCCGTGTCAAACAGGACCGGCCGCTCCGGCTGATAGGTCGCCGGATCCACCGAGTAGGGGACCCGCCAGTTGTTGGCCTGGATCCGGGAGATCATTTTGCTGGCTGCCTCCATGGTCCAGGTCCCCACGTGCCGGAAGCCCCGGCCCTCCAGGAACCGGATCTGCTTGGGTGTGGTGAGCCCTTCCGCCCGGCGCTTGTTCAGCCGGTCCAGCATGAGAGAGGCCTTGCCGAAGTTGTCGATGTCGTCCGGGAGAATGCCCATCCGCTCCAGAGCGGCCTTCTGCTTCTCCGTGGCGGGGCCCAGCTCCGCGCCGAAGGCGGGCTGGTAGTTCACCAGGTCCTCGGCCTGGATGGACATTTCAAACTGCAGGGGGTCCACCAGCCGTCGCTTGCGCTTCCGCATCTCCGCCAGCTGCTTGGCCAGGGCCTCTTCCCTCTGGGCCACCACGTCCTCTGTGGCTTTCTCCACGGCCTCCTCCAGGTCCACGGGCCCGCCTGCCTCCTCCAGGTTCGCCGCCGTCTGGGCGGCAACCTCCGGGCTCTCACAGATGAGATGGGCGGGACGGCACAGCTCGTGGCGCTCCGTGTGCCAGAGGAAATCCAGCAGCAGCAGGTGGTCCTTGCCTGGGGACAGCCGGGTCCCTCTGCCCACCATCTGGCAGTAGAGGGAGCGGACCTTGGTGGGCCGCAGCACCACGATGCAGTCCACCGACGGGCAGTCCCAGCCCTCGGTCAGCAGCATGGAGTTGCACAGCACGTTGTACCGCCCCGCCTCGAAGTCCGCCAGGACTTCCGCCCGGTCCGCGCTGGTCCCGTTGACCTCCGCCGCCCGGAATCCGTGGCGGTTCAGGATGTCCCGGAACTTCTGGGAGGTCTTCACCAGGGGCAGGAACACCACGGTCTTCCGGTCCGAACAGGCCGCCGCCATTTCCCCGGCGATCTGCTCCAGGTAGGGGTCCAGGGCGGTGCCCAGGTCTCCGGCCTTGAAGTCTCCGGACTGGATACCCACCCCCGTCAGATCCAGCTGCAGAGGGATGGTCTGGGCCTTGATGGGTGACAGATACCCCTCCTTGATGGCCCGGGGCAGGGTGTACTCATAGGCCAGAGACTGGAAATACTGCCCCAGGTCCCGCTTATCGCCCCGATCGGGTGTAGCGGTGACGCCCAGCACATGAGCCCCGGCGAAGTGGTCCAGCACCCGCTGATACCCATCGGATAAAACATGATGTGCCTCGTCGACGATGATGAACTGATAGAAGTCCGGGGCAAACTGCTCCAGCCGCTTCGGCCGCTGGAGGGACTGGACCGACCCAACGGTCACCCGCTCCCAGGCCCCGAGACTGGATAGTTCCGCTTTCTCCACGGCGCATCGGAGTCCGGTAGCTTGGAACAGCTTGTCCGCGGCCTGGTCCAGGAGCTCCCCCCGGTGGGCCAGGATGAGGCCCCGCTCGCCCTTCCGGATCCGGTCCTCGGCGATCTTGCAGAACACGATGGTCTTCCCGCAGCCGGTGGGAAGGACCAGGAGCGTTTTCTCGTTCCCCTGGTCCCATTCCCGCTGCACGGCCGCCCGCGCTTCTTCCTGATAAGGACGTAATTCCATCAGAACTTCTCCGCCTGATAGTCACCCATCCGCCCCTGCCGCTGGAACCCGTCCATGGCAGTCTGCTGGGCAGGCGCCTGCTGACCGAGATTCGGCCCCTGACCGGTCGCCGGCTGCTGACCGGGAGCCGGCTGCTGCCACTGAGGCGCCGGTGCCTGCTGTCGGACCGGAGGCTGGTAGGCGGGTGCGGCGCTCTGACCGCCCTGCTCCGGGGGGAGGAAGTGCTCCACCCGATTGTTGGTCCGGTCCTCGCCCTTCTTGTTCTTGTACTGGTTGACAGACAGCTTCACCCTGCCCGTGGAGCCCGGCACGGCGTTCCAGTTCATCCGGACGGAGCCGTCCTTCTGCAGTTGGCCGATGGCCGTGAAGAACTCCGACAGCTTCCACATCATGGCGGTGTGGAGGTACAGCCGCTCGTCCACGTTGGCCGTGCCCTGGTCCCCGCCGTTCACCGCCAGGTGAAGGACCGCCATCTTGCAGGGCGGGACCTTGTCGCTGCCGTCGAAGTTCTGCCGGTCAAAGCCGGTGACGGTGAAGGGATACTCCCCCGCGGGGAGAAGGACAAAGCTGGACTCCGTGTACTGGATCTCGTCGTCCCAGTCCAGGGCGTAGCCTGCGCCGTTGTTGTATTCGTTCATACGCTCGCTCCTTTCTTAAAAGGGCAGCCGGTCAGGGTCTGCCTCGATGGTCGTCACGAAATACTCCCACTGGGGGATGATGTACCCGTCCACATACCCCTGCTCCTGGAGAACGGTCCAGGGGGTATCCCCGGCGAAGTGCCCGGTGTTCCCGATCACCTGCCGGACCTCCTCCTCCGTGACCCTGCTCTGCTCCATGAGCTGCGCCAGGGCCGGCGGCACGTCAGGACCGGCATAGGCCACAGGCGCGGCCTCCGGTTCCAGTCGTTGCTCAGCCTCTTGGCCCCCCTTATTAAGGGTCGTACTCTCCGGGGGAGAGTTCGGTAAGATTCCTCGCGTAGCCTCCTTATAATTGGGGGCTGTCGCCGCAGGCGACTGGGGGGCGGGAACGTTGCTGATCTGTGCCGCGTTCCCTGCCGGAATACAGTGTGCGATCTGCCCGAAGTCCAGCGCTACCTCATCCGGCAGCCCGTGGCGGTTCTTGGCGTCCCAGCAGGAGTGGTGGGTGGTGTACAGCACCCGCTTCCCCTGGCCCTGGGCCTTGGCTTTCAGGTTGTCCCCCTTGCCGGTGGTGATCACCATGGTCTTGTAGTTGGCAAAGAGGACCATGTCGG